AATATTTGGAAGTAAAGAAGTCTCGTTACCACTTAAAGATTCAATTGTTGCACCTGTTATTTGAAGTGCCGTTATTTCTGCTACACTCATTGCGCTAACTTAGTCAAAAGAATATTTGTCCATAAACTATTTAATATCTCAGTTTCAGATGGAACAGCAACAACAACACCTCCACCCCCACCAGATGCTATAGGTACTGGAATCATTCCACCACCAGTATTTGATTGGACTATTGTTTCATCTGGAATCATAATGACACTGCTATTACCTGAACCAAATAATTGATTACCATTAGACATACTTTCAACATGTTTAAATCCAGTTTGTGATGTTCTAATTCCAGCCCTTACAGATGGTTCATTTGAACTTTCTGCTGGTGGAACAAACCAATTCCAAAACTTCTTAAACATATTATTATTTTGCTCCTCAATTGTTTTATTAGTTTCTCCTCCCAACCAAGGAGGAGTTACAATTCCCCAAGATTTAGGACCAATATATCCATCACCTTGATCAGGAGTTGTAGTATTTAACCACTTAGGACCAATGTACCCATCATTCGCTTCACTACCAATAAAATCCCTAACTCCTTCTGCTGTTATTATAGGTCTACCAATACCAAATGACATACCAACAGACATTTTTTTAAAATCTGAAACTGAAACACCAAATTTATCTACTGCAGTACTAAAAGTATTATCTAACTCTTCAGTATCAGTAACTTGTTGTGTTTGCATATTGGATTCTACTCCTTGTTGCAATTCTTTTGACTGTTCTCTTTTTTCTGAATCATTAAGTCCAAGAGGTGTACCTTCAAATGCACCAAGATCTCTAGCAATATCTACACCTATTGCAGCCCATCCAACAACAGGTATAGCACTTGCCAATGCTAATGTTCCACCAAGAACATCTCCCTGACTAAATTCATGAGCAGCAAACCCAAGTGCTATTACAGATCCAAATCCAGGAACAAACCTTCCAGCTTTTCCACCTATTTTAGTTGCTGTCTTTTGTGTTAACTTCTTACCTAGTTGTTGTGATACTTTTTTCTTTACTGTACTTTCAACAACTTCCCCACCAACCTTTCTGATTATACCTTTACGAGCTGGTCCTTTAATGATTTGAGGAATTAATTTAGTTGCACTTGTAGTTACTTTCGGTTTAAAAAGTTTCTTTAATAAATGCTTTCCTATAAATGGAGTAGCAATAAGACCACTGGCAAGTGCTAACTTTGCTCCAGTATCTATTCTCTTTAATGTCTGCTCTGGATTTTTAGAATCAATAAGTAACCCAGACAATATTAAAGCAATACCCTGAAGTGCTGAAGATGTATTGACTGATAAACCTTTTATCTTTTTTTTATCTGGTAACTTATCTTTCTTTCTTTTTAATGCATCATCAGCAGAAGAAATCCATTTCACAAACTTTTTATATTGATCCTTGCGTTCAAACCTATAAGTCTTAACAACATTAACAGAAGGAGTAGTCCTAATTAACTTAGCCTTTTTTAATATTAAATTTTTATTTACTACAGTTGCCATATCTATTACTCAACTATATTGTATATCATTTTACTATTAAGTGTCACAAAATTATCTGATTTACTTGAAGAAAGAAAAGGCATATCAGGAGAAGCACCAGATGATGTTGGTATATTAAGATTTCCTCCACCTCCACTATCAGTTTGAGTAGGCATTCCACTATATGGAATTACATTAACGATTGGTTTATTACCACCAACACCTAGATTATCAATTTGTTTTAAATTAATATTTGAATCTCCATTAATAGCAGGTTGATCAACTAAGACCCAATTACCTTGTTCATCTTTCCTTACTTCACCAATAGGAAACTCATAATATAAATGTGAATTCTGTTCAAGATGTTTTGCACTACTTTCATTTAAAGATTTAATACCTTGCTCTATCAATATCTTTTCTTCTGCAGAACCAGGTTCAACTTCAGTCCAATGTGGAGTTGTAGTCTCACTCTTTTCATTAAAAACTGTATTAGAATTAATTTGCTTTAATGATTCAACTGCAAGTGTAAAACTGTCTATGTGTGAACTAAACTTATCAATACTTCCCGAATCAATTGATGAAGCTCCAGACTGCTTATCACCATCAAACATAAAAGGAAGACCCAATAGACCAAGCATAGCTAACCATTTATTTTTCTTAGCAAAATTAGTTAACTTAGGAACAATACCTTTCGTAGCTTGTGGAGTACTTTTCTGTATAATTCTTTTTCCAAGTTGAGTTGTTACCCTTTCTCCTCCTTCTTGTGTTACTTTCTTTGTAAGGGCTTTGTTTGCTAGAGCACCTCCACCAAGTAGTCCACCACCTGTTAATAAATTTCCAAACAATCCACCACTAGATTTTCTAGCATTCACAGAAAGGTTTTTTAATGACTTAGATATCTCATCAATTGCTACAACTAATACTCTAGAAAGTTCAAACACATCTAATAGAGTATTTCTTAATGTTATTACATTCTTTTTAAGTATGTCCTCAGTCTTATCTGATCCAAAGACAGTTAGAAAATTATGAGCACTTTTTTGTGGGGAAGATATATTTTCAATTATCGATTCTAATCCAGGTTTCCTACCAGTTATAAAATTCTTTGCACTCGAAAATATACCTCGTGATCTAGGAGCAGTAAATGAAGGAATAATGGAAGCAGATATTGCCATTTAATTGTTTGCCTGTTGTGCTTTTAAATTCTCTTCTTCAATATGTTGATTCAAAAGACCGAGATATACTTCTCGTTCCCACGGCATCATGTTTTCAATCTCAGTTAATGAGTATTTATGGTGTTGCATCAAAGAAAAATTAAGTTTATAGTATGACTCAAGATCAATATGAGTCATACTTACCCGAAAAAACTTGCCAGTCCCTCCAATACAACCTCACTTTCAACTTTAGTCTTAGGATTCTTTACCTTCATAGTGTAAGATAACTTAGGCATTGTCTCGAAGAAGGTTTCAATTTTCTTATACTGCTTAGAACTCAAAGTCTCTACCCATTCAGTAAGTTCTTTCTTTGTACAATCAGCAGCTGCCCATGCATCTTCATGATCATACACCATATCAATACATGATGCTACCATATCGAATGACTGCTCTACAGCAGAAGATTCTCCATCAGAATTAAAATTCTCTTTAATAAATTCACTGAGTGATGGGTACTTCATCTTAAGGGTAAGTTTTGCATCAAGAGGTATCTCTTGATCATGCTTCTTATCCTTCTTGACTTCTATCTCATCAATATAAATTTTAATAGGAACGGTTGTCTCCTCATCATCAGGACAAGTGACAATCAAATCAAGTGCTTCTCCTACTGACTTACCACGTACATTCAAAAAGATATACTCAATATCAAATGTAGGAAGGTCATCGACCTTGACTCCACGAGTAACAATACATTCTTTTAATGTCGTTTTAATGGCATTAGTAATCTGCTTTACATCCTGACTTTCTAATGCAAGGATTAAAACTTTTTCTTCTTTGACTAAAAACGGTCTATATTTTATTTTCTTCCCTGATGATGGCAATACCAACTCATAAGTGGGGGTAGTTATTTTAGGTAACGGCATAATATTTTATTCAGTATTTTATATAGGGAGGTTTTTACAATCCTCCTCCCAAATATACACTACTGTTTGTTTTCTTTTGATTTTCATAAGCATCCTTCTCTGCATTTATATACCAATTAGGTCTAAAATCAACTGTCCATTTACCACTATTATATAACTTGTGGGCGAAACTATCGGTCTTAAAGGATTGAGTATAATCAAACTGATTAACTTTTCCAAGAGCTTTTTCTTCGAAAGTCTTTTCTTTTACAACATCTTTAACATCTCCACTAGTTTGAGCATACTCAAAATCTATAGATGGTGGAAGATATTTATTCACCCTATAATTCTTATTCTTTCCAGTGTTATTGGTGCTACCAAAAGCAGAGGTCTTAGTACCATTATTCTTATGAGTAATGTACCTAGTGTATCCAAATATAACTGTTACTTTAGTGACAGTACTACCATCATACGTTACTGGTACTGCAGTAACTTGCTTGGGAAATGCATCTATTAACTGATATGATATCATCTGTTGTGGTGTCTGACCATCTTGGATCTGATTTGGATTGTTCCAAAAGTCTCTTTCAAATTTTGTAATTGCTATAGTTCTTTTATATTTTCCAGGATACTTCATCCTATAATAAGAATTATGTTCTACAAATCCTACTTGTGCATCTGTTCCACCAATATATTTTCCCTCACTACCATACAGTGGATTAATATAATTCATCCACTCTTCAAATAAACGAAGAAGATTATAGTTCTTATCAATATAGTAACTTACTTCAAAGTCAGGCCATATTCTTCTTGTAGGAGCATACTCCAACATACCTTGATAAGATCCAGGTTGTTCTGTCATATCAAAGTTTGCTCCTGGAAGTATAGCTTCCGATGCAAAGAAATCATAACTATAACTACTCGCAGAATACTCATCAAATATACCACATCGTGTCAGATGTCCATCTAAATCATCAGCATTTCTATTATTTCGATTGAGAAATAATGATACTTTAAATTGACTGCTAAGAGATAAACCTTTATATAAATCCCTTACTGATGGTAAAGAACCTTGTCCACCATCAGTATTTCTGGGGTTAGTTATCCTTGCATATAATGGTGCAATTTGTGCCATCTAAATATTGTTTAAATAGTTATCCTATACTATGTATGTCATATAATGGAAAATATAGGCCAAGATACCCTAAAAAGTATAGAGGAGACCCAACTAAAATAGTTTACAGGTCACTTTGGGAAAAGAAATTCATGAATTACTGTGACATCACTGAGTCAGTGAATGAATGGCAGTCAGAAGAATTCTTTATTCCTTATCGTTCTCCTCTTGATAATAGAATGCACAGGTACTTTCCCGATTTTTTAATTAAGTATCAAGATAACAATGGTAGAAAAAGAATAATGGTTGTAGAGATAAAACCAAAGAAAGAAACTAAGATGCCAACAACCAACCCAAAGAAAAGAACAAAGTCATGGGCATACTCAGTAAAAACTTATGCAATCAATCAAGCTAAGTGGAAAGCAGCAAGAGAATATTGTAGAGATAGAGACTATGAATTTAAAATTATGACCGAAGATGATCTAGGT